GAGTTGCTGTAACGGTCTAATAACCATATTGTCGAATAATACAAAAGCATTTTTCAATTCATCTGCATTGCTTCCGAAACCGTTTGCGCTTCCTAAACCTAAAAGTAAACCGCTTGTAATCGAATGCGAAACCATTATTTTTCGCTCGCATTCAGTTGAAAGATATTGATAATGTTCGGGTGCATCGTTCAAAGGAATATCATCAACTGTTGTCGCTGTTTCTTTATTGTTGTTGAACCCAACTATTACTCTTTGACCTTTACTTCCAGTTAGCTTATTTTTAATTTGTGATTGTAACAAGTTTTGTGTTTCAATGTCGGGTTGTCCGTTGTTGAAATTTACTACTTTCGTGCCACTAAATCCATTTTGCACCTCGTTAATAAGGTAATCGCTTACTTCTTCTTCAAGTAACGCATAAGCCGTTCCTGCTACGTAATCAGGCAAAGCAAAATACTTCATTCCAATTGCATAAGGTCGAATAACTAATATTTCAACTTTGTCTTTTGAACTTTTGAAATTAGCAAATTTCTTTGGTGGGAATTTCTTAATGTCTTCCCAATTATTTGAATAATACCAATTGTTAATTTTCCCTTCATCGTCGCATTTTTCAGGTGCTAAAAGGTTCATATCAATATGGAATGCCTTTAATATTTTATCGTGCTTGTCGTTGTAGTGTACTTGGATAGCGCACTGACCTAATGTCTTTAAATCAAAGCAAAGTTTTCTTAAGCAATCCTTGTTAAAAAGTGCCATTACTTGAGCGTATTCAGCAGGTTTACGGCTCGCATCAATTACTCCTAATCCTTTTCCATACATCAAACGGGTTACGTTGTTTATAATGGATTGATTCGTAGCCGATTTTCTATAACGGTCAATAAGAAATTGAAAGTAACTTTGATTTTCGCCAAAAGTAACCCAACCTTTTTGCTTCGATTCTATTATCTGTGGGGCTTCGTATTGAGCCAAATTAATTACGTCTATATTCATAGCATTACAAAATCATTATTACTTGAATGTTCGTCTGTTTGCAAACTTGCCTTATAACACCAAACTTGCTCGCTTCCTAAAAAGTTAGTAAGGTTGTATAATTGCACGATGTAGAAACGCCCTGCCTTTAGTGAATATACCGCTTGAACTCCGATATAATAACCATAGTCAATTATCGTTGGTGCGTTAATAGTTGCGCTTGTTCCTGCTTCTTGGTCGATTACTACAATACTTGTTATCGTTGTGGATCGTGGCGCACATTTTAATATTTGGCTTGATGTACTTACTTGTAAAACATTCATATTTATAAAACTATTAAAGTGTAATTCTGTTGCATAAAAAAAGGGTTACATTTCTGCAACCCCTTTCTATGGAGACAATCAAACAAAAGCTAAGATGTTGTGAAAGACGTTAATCCAGTTAAGTCAGTTAATAAACCCGCTTCCGTTGAAGTGTTTATGAAATTTGCAGGTAATGCTTCCATTCCCGTAAATGTCAAAGTGTAACCGTTCAAGTCGCCTGCTTCTGTACCCATTCCGATAGTACCTGCAGTTAAATCCATTCCTCTTTTAAGTCCTGCGATTCTAAAGGTATTGTCACGCCCTCTAACAATAATATGCGGTCTGCCGTAAGCTAATAATTTAACTATTTTTTGGCTTGTAGCATCTTGTTTTTTAAGCGTGATAGTAAGTTCTTGCTGAAAGAACGTAGTACCGTTGTTTCTATCTGAAGTGATAGTTTCTTGGTAGCTATTCGTTCCTTTTAATTGAAATCTGAAACAAGCTGTTACGTTTGCAATTGCAGTAATCAAATCAGTATTCGTTGTGTCATAAGTAACATCAACATCGGGGTTAAAATCCCCGTAGTTGATGAAATATACAGCGTCTAATCCACCGATTGAATCTTTACAAACTTCTTGTCTTCCGTTGGCTAAGTCGCACATGGTTCTTAGTTTACAGAGTTAGTAACATTGTAAGTTACGATGTCTTCAACAACACCATATTGAACACCTGCAGTCATTCTCATAACGATTCTAACATTTTGTGAACCGTCAGTATCTGCCATGTCAATAAGTCTAACCTCTTGTGCATCGTTTAACAAACCAGTACCGAATACTAAATTTTCTTTAGTTGTTGCAATCATTGTTGAAGCAGGAAGTCCAGGTGCGTGTGCTAATTTAACACCCTCGAAAGGTAAAATTGCGCCACCGTTAAACCACATTGAACCTTTACCGTCGATACCATTTGCTCCTAAGTTAGTAGCGAATCCACCCAATGCACGAACGTATAATCTAAACACGTTTGTAGAAACGTAGATATGGAAATCTTCACGTGCTGAAACTGCTAATGGAGTAGCGTCTAAAACTTTTCCGATTTCTGCAATAACGTTAGTTGATAACAAACCGCCACCTACTAATGCAAGTTCTTGCGCTGAAGGTAAAGCAGGATCTAAAGCTAATAAAGTTGTAAATCCGTCAAACTCTCCGTTATTAGATGCAACACCTCTCCAGATGTTTACTTCGTTTTCTGAAGCTACCTTTTCAGCATATTGTGCTAACAAAAAATCTGTAAATGATTTCGGCATAACGTCGAAAGCTGAATAACCCATTTCGATTGCGTCCCAATCATTTCTGAAAGTTGTTTTACACAATTGGCGGTTAACTTGTAATTCTTTAGGTTGGATTACTCTTTCTGTTAAAGTAATCGTTCCTGCAGGATTGAAGTCGCAAGATGCGTTTGATAAAAGTTTGTCAGTTGCAAGTCGTTTCATAACTGACTTGAACTTAACGTTCGGCATAATTGTGATTAAATTACTTGCCAAAGTTGGTGCGGGCAATAAAGCCGCTGCGATATACTTACCTGCGAACTCGCCAGCGTAAGTAGTTGTAATTGAAGTAGTTGTACTCATTTTTTTATAAATGTTTTAAAATTAAACTGCTGTTAAAGTGATTGCTCCTGCTGAAACACCTGAACCGTTTACGTACCAATTTGTTCCGTCACAAACTAATTCTGCGAAGTCACCGATTGATTCTGCTGACGCTACGAAAGAAATTGTGTTTTCGTCAACTCCTGCTACGTGTGCTCCGTTAACTAATACGCTTCCCTCGATTACATTTGTAGCCGCTTTTACTGTCCAATCAGTAGTTGCAAACAATTGACCTACTATAAACTTGAATCGTAAACCTGCTGATGTTGCTACTGCTGGAAGTGTAATTTGCGCTCCTGCTGATGCTTTTAAGATTAATACTTTTCCGCTATCCTCTGCGGTCAAAGTTGTTGCGCCCGTTACGGCTTCAACGTTTGCCAACTGACGTTCTGTGTCGTTGGTTACTGCTAAATAAGTTGTGCTCATTTTATTGGTTTATAAATTTCATTACTAAATCTCTTGTGCTTTTAGGTGCTTCTACCTTTACTTTTTCCGTTGGCTCTGGATTGTGAACAATTGCTTTCGGCTCTTCCATTTGTGCCAATTGTGTTTTCAATGCTTCGTTTTCAGATTTCAACGCTTCATATTCTGAAAAAAACGTTTCTTTAACCATTGATTCAACTGTTTTTTTAACTGCTGATTTTTCAATCATTTTTTCTTCGTCTTTTTTCATTTCTTCTTCGGGCATTTCAACTTCTGCAGGTGCTTCTTGTTCTTTGATTTCTGCAATTACACCTTCTTGAGTAACGATTAAAAGCATTCCGTTTTCAACAACATATTCTCCAACGGGCAAAGGGATTCTTTGGTCATCTTCCGTTACAACAAAAATTTCGTTATTAGCTTCAAAGCTATCCGCTTCAATAACTGTAACGCCATCGTTAAGTTTCATTTGCTCTAATTTCACTTCGATATTCAAAGCGACACAAATCTTTTTTACAATTTCTTTATAATTCATTTGACTTTTTTTTATTAAACTATTACACTTTTGTTCTGTTGCACTTTAGCGAATTATTACAGTTACGTTTTGAGTTGGATTGATTACAATTTGCGTTCCTCCGCTTACCGTTGATCCTATCCCTTGTTGCGATAATTCGCCCTCACAACATTCTTTTTTGTACTTACCGTCCTTGCATAAGCAACCACGTTTTCCGCCTTTTGGTGATGTTGTTTTTGTTGGCATATTAGATTAGTTTAATAAGAACCTGGATTAGCTGAAACCTCAAAAGGTTTTAAACTTAATTTTTCAGCCATTTTACTTAGGTTTTCGATTGTTTTTCTTTTTGTTTTAAAGTCATTAGGTAATTCTAAACCTAATTCTTTTACTTTTTTCTCGAAATTATCAAAAATACCAAAGCTACTTTTTACACTTGCTCTTATCCCTCTTGATAAATCTTGAACAATTTTAGCTTTTGCGTTATAGTCACCTATTGCTTTCGCTAATTGTGCATATTTTTCTGTCATTCTTTTAGATTCCGCTTCAACTTCTTGCGCTGAACCTAACTCCACTAATTGTGATTCCAACTTTACCGCTTCTTTTTCAGATAGCTTGTTGATAATTTCTAAACTTGTTTTCATTTTATTATTGTTTATTTATTTGCTCTAATTTACGTTGCGCCCACTCAATCCCTGCATCGCCACCCCAACAAAGCCACATCAAACGACCGCAACCGTCCCCCAATTCCTTTTGTGAATTTTCTTTGTGTCGTGCAAAACTTGCCATTCTTGCAATAGTGTCACGGCTTATATTTTCACCATTCGCTAATTGGTTTGCTCGTGCTTTTCCAACTGCCGTTCCACAATCACCCCAACCGTTTTCCTCAACCCAACGAAGTGCTATCTTTGCGTTTTCCGTTGCTTGTTTTGGGTAGTCGTTATAAGTTTCTAAGTTGATTTCTTTGCGTAACAATTCTGCTACCTTTTCACGTGCGCTCATTTCGTAACGTTCGGCGAAATATCCCTCGATGCTGAAACCTTTTAACTCGCCGTCTTTTACTTTTTTCCACGTTTCATCGTTGTCAACTTTCATTGCAATCATCCACGTTCCTTTGGGTAAATCAAAACCGTATAATTTAGATTTATCCATTTCGGAATCTTCAATGATCCACGATTCCACGATTGTCATTCCGTCAACTTTAACGGCGTGTTGCTCCGTTGCATTTTGATGTTGCCCTCGCATAAATACCAACTCGCTTGCACGTTTTACCGTTGATTCAGAAAAGAATATTTCAAACTCCTTGTCTTTGTCTTTACGGTAAATTTTCTTATTAGGAATTAAAGCTGCGCCTAAAACAATTCGCTTTTCATCAATCGCTTTTAATTCTACAAAGTCCTTAGAAAGTGCAATAAAGTTTTCTTCCATCGCAGGTTTTTCAACAAGTGAAACGGCGAAAACACCGTCTTTCTTTTCATCTTTGATTACTAATTCGTAAACTTCCATACTTTATAAACTATAATTGTGCTGTTTGTTGCACTTTCATATCGAACTGCTGTGCGCTTGTGATGTCGTTGCTTACTACGTATGCTTTTACGGGCTGTTGTTGTAAGGTTGCTAATTGGTTGATTCCAGAATTTCCTACAACGTTCAAATTTGGTGCGATAATACTTGACGGATTTGGAACCTCAACACCACCGCCACCGCCACCGCCACCAAATTGGGTGCTTGCGATTTTAACAACACTTGCTAAACCC